ACCCGAAACGTGAGAGGTCACCTTGGGATTGCCCGAATAACTGACATGAGCAGCTCCCGAAGCTTCTACTCCGAGCGTTTCGGTTACATTTACCGACGCATTTGAAGCCCCTGAAGTAGCCAAAGCCAGATTTTTCAAAACGAAATTTTCCAGATTCGCTTTCGACGCCCCCGATAATTCGATCTCCCCGCTGTCTGCCTCTCCTGTCAAGGCCAGCTTTGCAGCCCCGCTAATTTCTACCTCAACCTCAGGAACCTCAACATTCAACTGTAGTTGTGAAGCCCCTGACAAATCGATCTTTCCGATCTTTACCACCTTGAAATTACCATCCCAAACAGCCGTAGCTGCTCCGCTCAAGTCAAATTTTACCGTTTGAGCCGTAAAATCACCCGTTCCTTTCAATTTACATGCCCCACTAAGCAGAACTTCTTCCAGGGAGGAACAGACGATTTCAGCTGTAAATTTTTCATTTTTAGAATGTTTCTTAATCCGGCCTTTAAAGCCAACCTTTACCGTTCCTCCCCAATTTTCAAACACCAGATTATCTTCATAATGAGACGGAATACTCAATGTGACACCTGTATCCTCTCCTTGCCGGATTGTAATATCGAATGCCCCGGAAATATCCAATCCCGTAACCCGCTCTCCCTGGAAACGGGAAATTTTCACTTGTTCCTGGGCTACGCCCATACCGATCGTCCCCCAGCATACGAATAAAAAGAATAAAAAGGACGGGTGAATAAAGAATCGAACTTTATATCTCAAATCAATTACTCTCAATGTATTTTTCCATTAAAATATCACCCATATTTAATCAAAATAAAAATAATTATGATTAGTGATTCATTCATCTATCATAATTATTTCATTTTACTATATTATATCAGTTATTTTTCGTTATTCAATAGGGCACTTTTTCGGCACTTTTTCGGTTTTTTATTTTTTTCCGTCAGTTTCAATATAATCAATAAAAGTTTCCTCATCTTCCACAAATTCCATTTCTTTACTATATTGTGTATTTAAAATTACACAGGGAATGTCATTTCCCAAAAATCCATAAAAACTTTTTTCTACTTGTTCTAATTCTCCTATTGTTCCACAAATATTGTATGAATTTCTAATAAATATATCTAAATCATCATCTAAGTTATTTAGCAATTCTTTTAACCTTTTTACTTTCATAACAAGTTATAATTCCTCTATAAAAGTATCAGGAAAAATATATACTTTTAATTCATTCATAAGTCTTTTTTTATTGTCACTTATGGTACTTACTGAGCAATCTAATTCTTCGGCTATTGCTTCTATTTTCATACCATCAAAGTAATACATTTGAATAATATCATACCACTTATCCTCTTCAATTTTCTTTAAAGCACTTTTAACTAATCTTACCTGTGATTTAGCCTTAACTGATATTTGTTTTAACTCACTTATTCTTGTTTCAAGTGTTTCATCTCCATAAACATAGGTGTTATTTCTTTCATTAAGTATAAGTGAATTAGATTTAGCTGTTGGTATTGCTATACCTTTTGCTTCTTCTTCAAGTTTCTTTACTTCTTCATCTATTAATTTAATAGCCTCAGGTAATACATTTAAACTATATAATATTTTTTCGGTACTTTTATAAGACGATTTAGGATTTTTTAATAACTTTTTATTCTTCAATTCTTCCAATACTTTTTTTACTATTTCATTTTTATCTTCTTCATCTACATTAAGATATACATTAGTTTTATTCTCTTCTTTCACTATCTCCACCTCTTTTTATTTTTATCATTTCTTGACCTTATGACTTCTAATTTTCTTTTATTGAATTGTTTAATCTTAGATAAAGTCCATTTTTTAGTACACATTCCACATTCTTTTAGCAATCTAATATACTCATCTTTAGTTAATCCATAATAATACATTCTTTTTCCTCCTCTTTTAATTCTTTTACAAATGAATATTTTAAAATTTTAGCTATTAATGTATTTAATATATTAATAGTTTCATTATTAATTTCATCTTCTACATTCATAAAGTTATCACATAATCCTTTAGTCTTAGAATCATATTCTTTAGATATTTCTCGAGCTTGTTCTAAGTTGTATTTTCCTTTTTTTATATCTATCAATAAATCTTTTTGAATACTTCTATAACATTTTTCTAAAGGTTCTTGATTATATAAATATCTATATATAAATTCATATAATCTTACTATATGATGTAATTGTTTTGGATCGTATCCGTATTTATTTATCTTATCTATTAAAGTGGGATAAGGGTGTTCCATAGCTTTTACTTTTTCCATTGACATACCTTTAATACATCTTAAAAATTGATTTTTATTTATTGTAGCTATGGAATCTCTCATAGCTATAAGCTGGTCTATGTAATTTTTATATTCTTCATTTACTATTTTAAAATCAGTATATAATAATTCAATATATGAAATATTTTGTTTTATAAACATATCTTTCATTATTCTTATGTCTTTAACTTCAATATGCTCATTATTATCAAGTATCAAAGTTGTTGATATAGGTGTTTTATTTAAAATAATATCCTGTAATGTAGGTAATATTATAGCTTTTGCGTCTATATCACTCTTATAATCATCATCATATATATCTAAGTTGTAATTTTGACTTCCTTGTAAAAATAAAGCTATCACTTTATATCCTTTTTCCAAAAGATAATCATACTTATCTTTTAAATTATTCATAATATACTTTTCTCTATTCATTGAAATCCTCATTGTAAAATTTTTCTCTTAAAGTGATAATATCTTTACTTAAAGTTTCTTCATCTTGTTTCTTTAGCCAAGCGTAGAAATAGTTAGCTGTAGGATTAAATAGACTAGATAACTTAGGAGTTCCTTTATGAGCTACTTGTTCTTTTACTCTCCTCATAAATTTCCAAAAATTATAGTATGGGAATTTTAATTTAGTCATAATTCCTGATGATTCAATAACTACTCCCTCTATATCTTCTTTAGACAAATCTTCTTCATCAGTGTTATCTAAATACCATTTATGAAATTCTCTAACATCATCAAACTCTTTATAAATAGTTTTACATTCACAGCACAATAATTTTGCTAATTCTACTACTTTTTCATAAGGTTCTTTTTTAAATTCATAGTCATTATAAATAATATCTAATAATACTATTTTTGATTTATCATATTTTATAATATGTGGATCGTTCTCAATATCAATTACTTCAAAAGCTAAAGACACATCGTGATTCTTTAAATAATTAATTAATTTAATTTTATCAATACAACTTTCGTCAAATATTTTCTTAAAATAATCAGCAAAGACGCCTTTGTTAGTTGATTTACTAGCAAAAAATAATTCTCCATTTATTAAAGATAATATACCTAAAAAACCATTTTCTTTTTTATAGCAAGTTATTTTATCTTTAAATTTAACTAATAGATGTTCTAACTCAGTTTCCTTTTTTTCATTTATATTAAAGAATTTTTCATAGCCTCTAGCTACCACTTTATCTTTTTCAGTATCCACAAATAATCCCCTAGCTTTACAAGTTAATTCATTCCATTTTTTATTGTAAAAAGCGTTTCTTGTAAAATTGAATGAACTAATATTATTTCCTAAATCTACTTCTCTTATGTCCTTTGACATTCTTAATTGTTCTACCATCGGTATATTTGTTATTTTAGCTCGGCACTCATTAAATTCATTAATTTCCTCAGGCTTACCAAAATAATTATTTTTTATTTTAGCTATAGATGGAAGTTTTCCTTTTTCTAGTATCATTACTTTTAAGAATCCTCCAAATTCAACCTTTCCCTCAAGATTAACTGAATATTGATTTCCGTCTATTTCAAAAATATTTCTATGTCCGTGTACTTGCATAATATTTTTATCTTTTTCATTCTCTAAAAATATTTCATCTATTTGTACATTATAGTCACCAACACCATTGATAAATTGTTCAGTAGCAACTAATTGTAATTCATCAGGAACATAGCTGATTCCTCCGTGAGATACTAAATATTTCTTTCCGTCATAGTCAAAATATGCAACTTGACCGATTCTTCTATAAAAACTTCTTAACTCACTTTTATCAATGTCAATAATCTCAGGCATAGTCTTATTTAAGAATGTTTTACTTTTTATATTTTCATATTCATCTAGGGAATAATAATTTAACCATTTTTCGTGATTTCCCTCTAAAAATAATACATTTTTATTTTTAGCTAATTCCATTAAGAATAGCAAAGTTTCTTTATTTTGCAATCCTCTATCCGTATAATCTCCGCAAAAAATATACATCTCGTCAAGATTATAAGGGTTATTATCAAAATACTCTTTTAACGGATTGTAGCACCCGTGAATATCACCAAAAATATGAATCTTAGAATAATGGTTTAAATCAAATAATTTCATTCCTATTTCATTCCAAAAATTATTTTTATCTACCTCTATCCAACCACTCGTTTTAGATTGTGTTTTTAATCGTGAATATATTTTATCAATAACATTTTCTGGTACTCTCTTATAATCTTCTCTTAAAGCATTTCTTTTTTTACATTCTTCAATAGGCACATCACTAAAGTCAACATAGTAGCGTCTATATCTATATCTTTCACAAAGTTTATTGTATCTACTAAAATCACTCGATCTACTATGTGTAGCGTCTATTACCACAAACTCCCCTCTACTCATTCTTTTCTCCAATAATTCAAACAATAATTGCCATACATAATTATCATTTTTTTGACTAATTACTCTATGATTTTTATCAGGTACAATTATAGGACTTTCAACTAATAACCTAATTGTGTCTGCACATAAAGTATAATTTCCTAAGCCCATTTTTTTAACCCAAGTAGATTTACCACTTGCAGTACTTCCCCTTAATATAACTAAACTTCTCATCTTATTCCTCCATATTTTCTATTTGTTGTATAAGTTTAACTAATTTAATACAAAACTTGTATAAATCAGCCTTGCTCATAGTTATCATTTGTTTTTGTTTATTTTTCTTGTCATTAAAAACATTTTCTAACATTTGTCTTGTTAATAAATCTATTGTTTCTTCTAACATTTTTAAACTTCATTTCCCCAGCAATCCCAACCATTAAATTGTTGCCTTGCAAATAATTCTATTCGTGGAATATCACCAAATAAATCTACAATTCTATTCCTAACTTCATCAGGTTTTCTGCTATGTTCTCTTACTTTTGATATAACAACTTGATGAACTGATTTACTTAATCTAGGTAATGGTTTACCTTTTGTTGCTAACAAACATATTTCAGTATTAGCTCTAGTATAATATCCCATACCCCAAAATAAACTATCACTTTTTTTATTTTGTTTAATCCAAGTAAAGCCAAATGTTTTATATTCAAAACCCCATTTTTTTATCAATTCTATTCCCTCTAATAGACAAGGTGCTGTGACCCATAACAATAACACGCAATCTTTTTCACAAATATTTTGGATTGGTAAAGATTGTATATCTTCTTTCTCCATAGTATTATAATGAGATTCAGCACTTCTTCCTAAGCCTGTTGCTCTTGACCAAACTTTATATCTCCAAGGTGGGTCAGCATAAATGATATTATATTTTTTATTCGTGTTAAAAATATCTATTTTCATTTTCAACACCTAAAATTTTATTTTGCTTTTATATTCTAATTCATTAATATATTTTAATAATTCAATTCCAAAACTTATTAACTCACTAGGTCTATAACTTTCTAAATAAAATCCCTCTATTGCTTTTCCCATTTTATTGTGAACATTGTTATCACATTCAAATAACGTAACTTCTAATATATCTTCATTATTTACACCTAGATAAAATCCATCAGGTATATCTACCACTTCGTGTATTAATTCTAAAGCCTCATCAGGTGTTAAATGTAAAGTTAAAGCTTTCATTTTTCTTATAAAATCCTCATCTAATTTCTTAAACATTTTATCCATTTCTTTATCAGTTTTTGCAATATTTATCATATTAAAAATCATAAACGCAAGACATACTAAATTAATAATTAAAATCATTGTTCTCATATCTTATCCCTCCTCAATAATTTTTATTATCCATTCAATAGCTTTTTTATAATTATTCTCATCTACATTTCGTGTAGTTAAAGCTGTATAAATGGTATTCACTTTTTTCTTTTCATTTAGATAAAGATTATTTATTGTTTTTAAATCTTTATCCTTATTTTTTAATTTTTGAACTAGAATTTTATTACTATCTTCCGCTAATTGTAATCTTGTTCTTAATTTAATAATTTCTTCTTCACTCATTATTTTCACCAGCTATTCTTTTTAGCTGTCTTTCAACCTTAAACTTATATTCATTCATCAAATCATCTTCTTTAAAATTTAAAATATATTTTAATTGATCTAAACAAATTGAAACATCAGTTATTTCTTCATAAAAATCAGCTTTTAATTGAGGTGTTATATCACCCTCTAATTCGTCATATTTTCTAGCCCACTTACAAATTACTTTTATAAGTTCACTCATTTCTTCAATCCATATAGGCATTTGTTTTTTTACTCCATAGTGATTGACAATTTCTATATTTTTTTTAAGTGTATTTATTAATTCTTTTTCTTCGTTCATATTATCAACCTCAACTTTCAACTAAAGTATATTTTTTATATTTATTAGCCCAACCTAATTTATTTTTGCTACGAATCCATTCATCAATAATATTGTAATTTTCTTTTCTTAAAAGATATATTGCGTGTTGTAAATCAGTTATTCTATATATTTCATAACATTCCATAGTAGATATACTTCCATATTTCTTTAAATGATTTAACACAATATCTTTTTGACTTATCTTTCCCATTTCTAATCCTCAAAATCTAATACATCTTTCCAATAGACAATATCTAATCCACATTCACTAGCCATATCTAATATTGTTTCTATTAAGTCGTGCATTTCTTTTTTATCCATTTTTGAACTTCCATAAAAACATTTATAATCATTAAAGACTTTATCCTTAACTTGTATTTTTCTAACTAGCTGTATTGCTCTAAAACTTTCTCTTAACATTGATTCAGCCTGTGGCTCAACTAATAGATGAGTATATTTAGCTCCAGCTCTTACCAAAGCCTCAAGGTAAATATCATAGTCCTCATTTGACCTATCACCATTACGAGCTTTATCTATCTCACCTATTAGAGCCCACATATATTTATTTTGCTGTTCAGTTCTTTTATCTTTAGCTTTAGATATTACTATTGAATATAATTCGTTCTTATCTAGGTCTTGAATTAAATGTTTATAGTTTTCTCGTATAGTAAGTGTAATTTCAGTTTCAAAGTTTTCATTTTTTCCACTACGAGAATAATTACCTACAAGCTTCATATATCACCTAGAAAGGTAAATCATCGTCACTAATTTCTACTGATTCTCCAAAATCGGCGAATGGATCATTTTCTTCTTTTTCTTCTTTTGATGGTACATAATCAGGTTCAGGTATTCCAGCTCCCTCACTAGCTTTAGTATCCAAAAATTGTACTCTACTTGCTAAAATATAAGTTTCATATCCTTTAGTTCCATCTTCTTTGTCCCAAGTTCTAGTTTTAATTCTTCCTGTAATTCCTACTAGGCTACCTTTATGACAATATTCGTTTACATTTTCAGCCTGTTTGTCGTAAACATATATCTTTGGAAAATCGGCTGGTCTTTCATTTCCGTCCTTGTCTTTTCCATTATTTATAGCTATAAACATACTTACAGCTGGTAATCCACTTGTTGTAGCTCTTAATTCTATATCTTTAGTTATTCTTCCAATAATACTTACATTATTCATCTTCTTCATCTCCTAACATTTCTTCTAAATCTTTTAAATCTTTTGCTAAGGCTTCATTTAATCCTTTTAGTAATTCTTTTAATGCTTTTTGATGTTTTAGTTTTTCATCATCTTTACTTTCTTTTGTTTTATTAATTTTTTCACCTAAGCCAATTCTTATAGTTTCTTTCAACAAGTTTTTATCAACACCACTATCTTTTATTTGACGGATTAAAAATCCTAGCAAACTTAACATTTCAGGTAATTTACCCTCTATTCCTATTCCATTATCGGTTGCTATAATTTTTGTTTTAGCTCCTTTTAATAATTTATTTAATACCTTTTCATCAATTTTATTTTCCATTTTCATATACCTCCATAAATTCATTTAATTTTTTTATTAAAACCTCTTTAGGCTTTCTTTTAACTTCTACTACTTGTCCTATATCTTTCTTAGGTAGCCAAATAGCATATAATTTATCAAATTTCTTTCCCATAGCCATTTCATAATAACTTAATTGCCAACTTAAATATTCTTCATCTAATTCAGCTGTTGTCTTAATATCACATAAACATAGTGATCCTTTAATCTTTGCTATCATATCGAAACGACCAGCGTATTTTTGTTCAAATTGAATCATTGTTTCTTGTTCTATTACATCTATTTCATATCTATTTTTAAGCTTTAAATATTGTCTTAAACTTGCTTCTTGAATATAACTTAATTCTTTAGCTTGTATCGTGACATTAAACGCTTCTTCTATAGACATTGTTTTAATGTTAGCTTCATACATTTCTATTGATTCGTGTATCGTAGTTCCATATTCAGCTTTTTTATTTAAAATTTTTCTATTAACTCCTTTATATTTATTAGGAAATATAAAATGTAATATTTCACTAACACTAGGAGTAATAACTCCATTTACTAGATAGATGTGTGGTTCATCAATAAACTCAATCATTACTCAACTTCTATTGATATTGAACTTGATACACTTGAATCTTTAGAATATTCTTCATAAATTTCAGGGCATTCTTTTTTAAATCTTGTAGAATCAAATCTCTTTGTTGTATATCCAGCTTTAATCTTTGCTGAAAAACCATCTAATATCAATTTATCTTTTCCTACTAATTCCATAGCACTTTTTAATTGAGCTTTAAAATCTTTTTCCATTAAATCCATTTCTAATTGAACTTTCTTAAAGTTTCTATATCTTTCTATAAAATCATTATCAATTACTATTTCATTATCTTTTACGATTACTAATTTATTTTCTTCCATTTTCTATTCCTCCTAATCTAAATAATTATCATCGTCTTGTGGTACTTCTACTGCTTGTTCCACTTTTGCATTTTCTTTTAATTTAATTAAATTACTTGCTTCTAATAAAGTAAGTTCAACAATTTTTACTTTTCCAATTTTTTTCATTAAAGGAATTAACTCCTCTGCTGTATATAATTTCTTAATTAGTTCTACTTGAGTTTTTTGAATTGGTAAATCTCCACCTTTTTGTTTAGTTTCAGTTTTTACCGGTGCTTTTTTTGTAGTTGCTGTTTTAGTAGTTTTAGGTTTTTCTTCTACAACATCTTCATCAATTCTTTTTGTAAATTCATCAGCTTCACTATCACTATAAATTCCTGAGTAAGCTATTTTACTATTTTTTAAAATTACTCTATCCATACATCTTTTTAAAGCCATAGCATAAGGATAATCATTTTTACAATTATCTTTACTTACCTCTCCAACTTCATAGATTCCTTGTTCAGGACAATTATAAGTAAATACTAAAGAGCCATTATAACCCTCTTTATCAAGTGTCATACATTCAGGTTTAAATTTTAATTCTTTATCTAAAACATCATTTATTTTTAAGCAACCATCGTGGCTTATAATTAATCCGCTATACATAGCCTTAGTTTTGTTAGCGTAAGTATTAACTAATATCCAAAAATCACTTGTTTCCAATATTCCTTTATATTTATCACTTTCCAATAATTCAATAGCTTTATTTCTAGCTTCTTTATACTTTGGTGTTATAAATTCTACTGGTAAAGTTTTTCCATTTATATTTTCGGTCTTTTTTTCACCGAAGTTATATGTTTTCTTCTCTTCAACTTTTTTTGTTTTGGCTGTTGCCATTTTTTAATCTCCTCCTTTAATTTTGCTATTTCATTTTTTTGACGAGTAATAACTCGATCTTTATATTCACTTTCAGTTTTCAAAACATCATAATTTAGATTTAAAGTGTTATAAGCTCTTCTTAACTTCCAATATCTACTTAATTTTTCTTCTTCCATTACTTTTAACCTATAAGTGGAATTTCCTTTTTTTCAATTAAATTAGATTTTTTATAGCTAAGAACTTCTTTTATTATTTCTTTTGGATATTCTTTTTGTATCGAATACCAATCAACCATACTTTTTAAGTATCCAAGTCTATTTTCAGGGACTGACTTATTGTTTTCTAATATTGATAGAAAAAACTCTTTTCGTTGTTTTCTACATTCCTCATATAGCTCACTCAACACCGGAAAATATTTATTAGTTTTTCCTATTTCTTGAATTGACATATAAAAAGTTTCAACTTCTATATCCTTAAAAATTTCATACCAACTTGTTAATTCTTCATCACTTAAATCTTTTAAAAAGTAATTAGCTAACTTTTTCATTCCTTTCAAAAATTCTAATTTTGTCAAAATAATCCACTACCCTTTCTTTCAATTTCAATAGCTCTATCTATGTCACTCATAGAAATATCTTTTAGTGTTTTCTTCTTAGCTGTAATTTTTTGATTTAGGTAGCCCTCGAATTTATTACTAAACAATGTTTCAGGTCTTAAAAACTTTTCAAAATCAGTTCCTAACCATTCTTCACATTTTTTATCAATAACAATTTTAAAATCATCTAAAGTAAATTCATCTTTAATTCTAGCTTTTATAAGAGTTTGTGTTTTATCAGTAGAATACTTATAATGTGAATTACTTTTAATATTTAGATATTCAATAATTCCTTTTATTTCTTCTAAAGATATTTTTTTAACATTAACATCTACATTATCATTAACATTAACAATAACATTAACATCTTGATGTGTTTTGTTTTCGTTCTCTTTTTGATTTTCATTTGATTTTGTTTTGATTTCTTTTTGATTTTCTTTTGTTTTTGTTTCGTTTTCTTCTTGATTTTCATTTGATTTTATAATTGAACCACACTTACTTCTTTTTTTGCTTTTTTCTAAAGGTCTGCGTAAGTTATTAAATATCTTTGTTTGTTTGTCATTTAAAGTTGGTTCAACATCTTCAAACATAAACTTTGTTATTGCTAGTAATAACTCTTGTTGTTCTCTTTCGGTTAGTAAGGTAATCAGTTCGTAGTATTCTTTATATATAGTGAATCCGTTCATCTTTTACCTCCAATCCTTTTGCTTTTTTAACCATTAAATGCTATAATCTAATAGTAAAATGTTTTGTTTTACATTTGATTTATGAGTTCTCAACCAATTCATAAATCTTTTTTTATTTATTAATTTCTTCAACAAAATAATCAACAATCTCTCCTCCTACAGCAAAGGCTGTTAAAAATGTTAAAAATCCAAACCAAGTCCACCCTATATACTTTCCTGTAATCCAAGAATAGATTGTTAGCATAAATAAATCGTGAGCTACTATATATGCACATAATAGTAAAACTCCTAGTAATGCTATATTTTTCCATTTAATTTTTATTTTTTTATTTGTCCTTTTCATTCTTTAACCTCATTTCTATTTTTGTTTAAAATTACTTCTTTGATTTTCAATTCCTTTTTTACTAAATGTGTAGGTATCAAAATATCTCTTTTGCTTTCAGGAATATAATAATTTTGTTCCTTAGCAATCTCCAAAAGATGATTCATAACTCTTTCAGCTTGACGCCTACCTTGTCCTAAAAGAATTGATAACTCAGTAATGTTTAAGTAAGGCTTTTCCATATTCCCACCTCTTCTTTGCTAGTCTTAGTTATTTTTTCTTATTGTTATTTATATCACTACCATATTTAGCTAATATATAGATAAGAGCAATTAAAGTGACACAAATAATTAAAGTTATTTGTACGCCTGTACTCATATTTACACCTCCTCGTTTTCATTTAACGCACCATTTTGGTGCTTCGATGGTAAAAAAATTTCGTCCATAGTTTTACCAAAATATTCACTTAATTTCACCATTTCATTAAGCTTAAATTGAACTTCACCTTTTTCCTTTTTTCGATATTGAATCGGTGTAATTCCAAGCATTTCAGCCATTTCCTTGTTTGTCAAATTCTTTTGTTCTTTTAACAAAATTAATTTTTCTTGCATTATTTCACCTCCTTAGTTTTTGTTTTGACATCTTAATGATAGCACCATATCGGTGCTTATATCAATAACTTTTATTTAATTTTTTGAAAAAAAGTTCCATTTTGTTGCTTTTTATTTATATAAATGCTATAATTAAGTTGTTATTTAAAGAACAAATAGTAAATAAACAAGGAGGCTATATATGAAAAATGAAAATGATTTAAGAAAATATGCTGGTAGCATTATTAAAAAATTAAGAGAAAGAAAAAATATGTCACAAGATGAATTAGCGGAACAATTAAATATAACTCGTCAAGCTATTTCAAGATATGAAAATGGTGATCGTGGAGTAAATCAAGATTTATTATTTCAATTAGCTTCTATTTTTAATGTTAAAATAGACGAATTTTTTCCTCCTCTAAATAACGGCTATTTAAAACAAGAAATAACTAAAGAAGAAGAGTTTGAATTATTAAAAGAAACATTAAAAAGAAAAGGTTTTTTAAATGATAATGAAGATTTAAGTGAAGAAAATTACAATCGTCTAATAGAGTTTGCTAAGGCTAATAAACCTTTTATTATGAAAGATCAAGATAACAATAAATAAGAATATCTCTTATAAGAAATATTCTATAATAAAAATTAAAGTTTTAATATCAATGTTATTTTTTTCAAGATATTCATAATAACTTTTTAACTTACTCACACTTAACCCCCTCTCAGGGCTCTATTATAAAATTAACATTTGATTATATCAAAAAAATAAATATAAATTATAAAAATTGCCTAAAATGTCAGTTTTTAGGCGTGAATTGTAAAAAAATGGATAAAAATATGCTAGTACAGATATTTTTAGATAAAAATGAAAGGAGTATAAATATGGAGGGCACAATAAAAAAAGCTAAGCTTTCAGTTATTGCATTAGTTTTCAAATTATTTATTGATCTATTTGCTTGTTGTATTTTAATTGGTTTAGTTTGGTTTCCAAGAGATTTAATCAATTATTTCACAACTAAATTAGAAATAACTAATCGTAGAATCAAAGGTAAAATTGGTTTAATCAAAACTAACGAACTTGATAGCCCATTAAATAAAATAAATAGTGTTCAAGTTAAACAAGATCTATGTGGAAAGATATTTAATTATGGAACTATTATAATAACAACAGCTTCTTCTATGTTTGAGTTTGATTATGTGACTAATCCTAACGAATTTAAAACAATTTTAAATAATCAAATCGAAGCTTATGAAGAAAATAAAATGGATATGCAAGCTCAAAAAATAGCTAAAGCTATGAATGAATAAAATAAAAAAAGACGCCTAGAGGTGCAACTCCAAGCGTTTAATGAAAACCCTAAGACTAGCAATCTTAAACAAAAATAACACAAGGCTATAATTGTAATGAGTTTTCTATTACATTATAGCACTTATTAAAAAATAAAACAATAAAGGAAGTGCTAAAATGTCAGTATTTAAAGATAAAGAAAAGACTAAAGATGGTCGTCAATGGAGATTTAAAGTATATTATCACAACGCTGATGGAAAACTTATTCCTTATACTTCAAAAAGATTCTTATTAGAGAAAGAAGCAAAAGCGGAAGAAAGAGTATTTATATTAAATAGGAATACACCTGTAAAGAAAAAGTTTGATATTATAGCTGATGATTATTTTAAAGACGCAAAAGAAAGAATAAGAGAATCTACTCTATTGACTTACTATTCACAATATAAAAACAATATCTTACCCTATTTCAAAAATAAATTTATTGATGAAATACAAGTAGTAGATATTGAAAAATGGAAAAATAAACTCATAAGTAAAAATATTAAAATTTCAACTTGCAATCAATATTATGTTGTTTTTAAAGAAATATTTACTTATGCTAATAGAAAGTTTGAATTAAATTATAATCCAGTTGCATTATCAGGGCGTTTTAAAAAAAGAAATGATGAAGTTGTTGAAACTAAAAATAAATTAAGATATATTGTTTATGAAGATTATTGTAAATTTATAAATGTAATAAATGATGATCTATATCACTGCTTCTTTTTAACATTATACTTTACAGGTATGAGAAAAGGTGAAATACAAGCTCTTACTTGGAAAGATATAGATTTATATAGAAGAACTATTAAAGTTGATAAAACCATCTCTTTTATTACTAAGAATAGCAAATATAAAATTACTGCAACAAAGAATTGTTTAAATAGAGAAATCACAATGTCTAACATTTTATTTGATGAGTTATCACATTATAAAGAAATAGTTAAAAAATATAGTGATTTTAGTGAAGATTGGTTTGTTTTTGGAAATGGTGATGTATTAACTGATTACTGGATTGATAAAAAGAAAGATGAATATTTTGAGTTAGCAAATCTTAAAAGTAAAACTATAACTATTCACGAATTTAGACATTCACACGTTAGTTTATGTATAAACGAATATTTAAAATCCGGAGCTAACGATTCAACAAAATTTTTCTTAATGATGTCGCAACGAATGGGACATAGTTTAAGAGTTATGCAAGAAGTATATATGCACTTGTTCCCTACTGCACAAGATAAAATCGTTGATTTATTAAATAATTTATAGAATATAAGTACCTAAATTAGTACCTAAAAATTAGAAAAAGCACATAAACAAAGGGAAAAATAACTATTTAATTTTTATTACATAAATATTTAAAATATAAAAGTTTGTTTCAAATACTTATTTATTTTATTCATTAAATCATCTTTATTTATAGGTTTTATAATATAATCACTAAAACCACTATCTTTATAAATATCATCATATATAATATTACTATTCTTAGTAAGAAGGATAACCTTAGTATCAAATCCTTTTATTTTATTAAGTTTATTCATAACACTAATACCATTCATATAAGGCATATCTTCATCTAGTAATATTAAATCATACTTTTCACCTTTTCTAATTCTATCTAGTGCTTCTTTACCTAAATTAGAACTATCATATAGTATATTATGTTTATCTAATATCTTACTAATTAATTTAA